ATTTTACTTTCAACCTCTTTTCAAAAATAGCTCTGATAGCCTTTGCATCTTTTTCGGCTTGCTCTCGCTCTTCGGGTAGATAATAATTGCCCGAATTATAGTTTTTATCATCGAATGATATTACACCTTATCTCGCTTCAAAAACTTCACCATCTCGACCTATATACAAATAAAATTCACCTATTTTAGCTCTCCTTCTAAATTTCTCCATTGTCTTTGCTTCTGCATTCCATCGCAAACCCTTTGCTCTTAGTTCATCAAAGAACGCTTGTTTTTCGTCCTCTGTTGCGTGGCGAAAAGCATGGGTACTCCAATTGTAGTTATGTTCGCCCAAATTGTTATAATGAGACTGAAATACTCTCTTAAACTCATCCGTATAGGCTTTAAATATAACAATTTTATCTATTGTTTTTGAGTGCAAAATATCTCCATTTTTAAACTCTTCTTTGTTCTCCTCTATAACGATTAAATCGTCTTCGATAGTCGCTTTGCAACCTGTGGGGATTGAAATTTTATCCCCTGCGTTTAGTTTAATTTCCATAGTTGTATTGTATTTATTTTGACTTTTCTTTTTCCATATCTTAATCTACCAATTCAAAGCTATACGCAAATACCCACGGGTTGCTCTCCCATGCACCCTTGCCACTCACCATGTCAATTAGGTAAGCAAATGCCTTACGTGCACTTGGAAATGCTACATCAGGGGCATATCCTATATTTTTGGAAACATAAAACAAGTTCTTGTTGTCGTAAAATTGCCAAACGCCCTCACGCAAAATATCTTCTTCGGATATATCTTGCAAGCGTTCCACCTTTACATCTGTAATTCTGATGTGGTGTGGCATTAAACTTGCTTTTACAAACATTTTATTCTCATATCCAGCGGAGCTTTCACATGTATGTTCGCACCATTTCGGGGCAACATACCCGCTCTTGTTGAGGGTATGGTATGACTGGGCTATCGCTATAATCTCACCAACTTTATAAGGTAGGTGTTTTTTTGTATCTTCCCAATTACCAAGTGGCACGTTGTCTTTCAGCAATCGTCTTGTCATGGTCTTTGTTCCGCTAAGCACCGCCTGCGTTAGGCAGAACTTGTCTGAAAACATTATCTTCTTCATACGTTTATTCTTTAAAATTTACTTTCCATTTCTTTTAAAAGGCTTTGAATGTAATTAAAGACCTCCTCTTTGCTGACGATGTTTTGTTCTGCTTTTTGTATTTCTTCATAGCGCAAATAGTAGGGCTTAAATGCAAAGCCCAAAGGCTCATAAGCACCTTTAAATAAGCTATCTATTGACATTATAGATAATACTTCTGCGAAAGGCTTAACTGTGTCATATTCTGCTCGTCCTTCAATATTGATAAAGTAATAATAATTATCATTTATATAGCAGAATTTGCCTATAAGGTTTTTATAGCGTTCAACTATCAACTTATGAATAGTTTCTTCTCTTTTCCTTTTTGATTTAATTAAGCGTTTGATAAATGTTCTTTCGCTTTGTACTGCCTTTAAAAATTCTCCGTGTGTCATTTGTTTTATTTCTTTTTAGTTTTAGTTACTCGTATGTATTCAATATCGCTGTCAAAAACCCTGTCTTCGCTCCAAGTTATATCCGATAGCTCTTTAAAATCCTTTACTCCTGAATGCTCGATTTCACCAAGATTTAGGAATATTCTTTTTTGTATATTTTTCATATTTTCTATGTGTTTAAAACAGTTCTAATTGGCGAGGGTTAAAAAAGTCTTTATAGTAGGCAATCTTAGCCAACGCCCCTTTTAGTTCTACTATTACAGGTGTACTCTTTTTTACACACTCTTCTTCATCATGAATTCCACCTACAAATTGAATTTCACTGATAACACGTTGGCAATTTTCACTTAGTAGAATTAATGCAGAGTAAATTGCTTCCTTTTCACTTGCAAATCCATCGTTTTTTACCACGTAAGTAGAACCTTTACCACCTCCACTATTGTAGAAGTTGTAGGATTAGCCAAAAGTCCACCGCTCATTATCTGATTGCGCTGTTTCAATTTTGAAATTACAGAATTTGTTTGCCCATTCTATTTTCACATTTGGGGTCAAACAAACATCACAAATATTAAAGTGAAAATTTTTGTATCGATGAACGATGTCATCGTGATTTTCCTTTAGGTATTTACCCCATTCCTCAAATGTAAATTTTTGACCTGTACATCTGCAAGCATGGTGAATATTATTAGTTTCTGTCTTCATTCTATATGTTGTTTTTTAGTTAAAAGAACGCTATTTTCGCAAACCACGTTCTCGATCAGATTTAACAATATGAATTTGAAAATTACAAAATAAGTAAGCAAAACATTTTCAAGTCAGTGTACTTCCAAAATCCATATATGTACAAAACAATTAAAATTTTTATTGGTTGATTCTATCAAATGCTTCCTTGCCAAAGACTTGCCATTTGCCAGTCTTATACTGAACAAGCACATCACCGACTTGTGCTATTTGTCTGCCTTCTGTAGAGTCAGAGAAAAGTTTTACATGAACTTTTCCTTGTTCTCCTTTTTCTATAGATCTGATGCAAGGTAATTTAAATATATTGTCAATGTTTCTTCCGTCAAATTGTATGTTGAAAACTATTCCCATGATTTTATTTCTTGTTGTTTTGATAAGTTATTATTTTCCTGTTGAGCCTTATGCCAGTTGTGGTACTTATTCAGCTTCACAACGAACTCCAATACATAATAGTTCGGGGTTTTCGAACATATTGCCAATTACTACTTTGGGGTATTTCGTGAGCCATTCTTGATTAATGCCAAAGCTATACATATATCGTTCTCGTTCGCCTGTTGAAATGCCTTCAGGAGTCATGCCTTTAAATTTAGCTTCTTCATTATCATAATAGACAAAAAACCTATGATTAATTTTTGCATCTTCAATAATATCCCCCTCGTATATATCAAATCCCTTACTATCGTGCAAGCCTGTGAACTGTCCTATACTCTTCTCTTCAACTTCTAACATCTGTAAAGATGCAATACGAGCATCATAGTTATCAGCTTCTGTTATTATTAGTTGCTTATGACGTTTATGTACCAAGTCGCCAAGTCGCCATTTTCTAGAGTAAGAGTTGAAACCTCGAAAAATATATTTATCCATACCTACTTCTCCTTTTTTAATGTTATTCATACGCTTTAAGTTCTAAATGATGGTGCGTTTGCGAAATTTACAACGTGTGCCATCTCTCTTAACCTGTCTGCAAAGCGTTCATCATAATAACCTGCAATCTCATCAGCTGAAAGATTAGATGTGATCATTGTACAAAATTGCTCTTGATACCGATAATGAATAATATCAGAAATAGCGGTAATAATTTCTCCATAATGAATGCTCTCACGTGACTCGACGCCAAGATCATCAATACATAGCACTTCAAGATTTTTAATTCTGTTGTATTCTTCAACCATGCTTGTATTCTCTTTAGTCTGGTTATTGAACGCCTTTGCAAGTAGCACAATATCTTTTGCTGTGATAACTCTAAATCCACGATATGGAAGATCGTACATCTCAGAAGAAGAACGACTGGTTTCGTTAGAGTGCAGATAGCTATAGAGAGATTCTAAAGCCTTTATAATTGTTGTCTTTCCATTTCCTTTATTTCCAGATATGAATAATCCAAATGTGTTATCATTCTTTGAAGTAAGCCATTGAGCAATATCCCAAAGGTGTCTTTTGTATGCATCTGATACAACAAAGGATCTTAAGCGTGCGTGTACCTCTGCTTTACATGAAGCATATAACATTGTGTATACTTGTTCAGCAGTATAAGGCAGCCTAAAACGAGTTGGAATACGCTTTCTTTTCATTAGCTTTGAGAACATTGCCTCTACGTCCAGCTTTGTTGTCGGATCTAGTGTTATCATTATTGTAAAATCTTAACCAGTTATTAAAATGTTTCTTCGCATCATTAATGCTTTCGTGAGATGTGCATCCATCTGTTAAGCATTTTAGTTTAAATTCATCAAGTTTTATTTTCAGCTCCTCTTTTGTAATATGGTGAAGTGTTTGAAGGTTGTCGAGCCACACATCAGACTTTTTCAATTCGTTTATTTCCTCATCTAGCTCTGATGAATCCATAATACTTATAGCTTTCTTGCAATTCGATTCGTCTTCCTTTTCTGTTAAGCAACTAAATTGACCGATTCTACCAATCCTTTTGCGAGACTTATTAATCTCCATATATCGTTCTTGGATGCCTTTAGAAGTAAGAACTTTGTGAGCATAGAACATTTGCTTACTAAATAAACCAATCTCAATGCAGCACTTAATAACTTCTAGGATGTAAGACTCTTCGAAATTTGATTGTTCAGCTACAACGAAAGGAACTTCATCATCCCACTCAATGTAATATCCATTATTATAAATGATGCAGAGTAGACTTATGTATATCGTTACAGCTCTTCCACTTTGATAGCGAATTAACTTTCTAATTCTTATATCTTGGAAAAAGTTAGTATCGAAAGGAAAATACTCAAATCCTTGTTTCAACGTGCGACCCATATTTTTACATATAATACTTTAAGTAATCGTTAATTTCGGAAATAAACTCGTCCATTGAATGACAAACGACATATTTATATTCTCCTTTACTTGTTATGGTTTGTTCCCATTCACTCTGTAATTTACTTTGCTTTCCTTTTGTGGTCTTCATTTCAATAAGGAGTGCTCCATAAAAGCGATTAGGGACAAGAAGAATTAGATCTGAAACTCCAGCTACAACGCCTTCTTCTTTTAGTTTGCTAGCTGTGCGAGCGTCTCGTTTACCACCATTTGGAACAGCAAAGAGTCTACCTTTTAGCGTTTTGTATTTGAGGTTGAACCACCGCACACAAGAGCGTTGTATGCGGTGCTCCTCATCAGAAGGACGCTTTCGAGTTGTAGCTCTTTGCATTGCTATCATCTCTTCAAGTGTCATTGGGCAAAAACATCTAAGATATTTGTCTCTTCAATCTTCACGATATTGTAGTCAATCATCCTCTTATTGAACTCGTGTTCGATTGTACTTTTTACCTTGTCGATGTTGCTTGCTCTTACCATGTAGTTGTGAGCTTGCTTTTTCTCTTTGCCTGTCTTTTCATTAAGCGTAATGAAATTAATCTTACATGAATAGAACTTATCTGCGTCATCCTCATTGGGTTGATTGAACAGCTCTTCAATGTTTGTACGCTTTTCTGAAACGACCTCTAAGTCACCTGAGATGTATTGTTGCATTTCTGCAACTAGTTTACTCTCACATTCTGTAAAGCTAAGAGCATCTACTAGATATGCTTCTGTAACTTTCTTTTCTTGTCCGTCCTCCAGTCTTTTGTCGTATCGGACAGCACCAATAAAAAACTTACTCATTGTTCATTTGTTGTTTCAATTCTTTACAAGTCTTGAACTTCACTACCTTGCATGCAGGAATAACCATTTTGTTTTTGTGTAGTCCTGAGATGCGCTCTTTGCGCTGCATAACTTTCAAGGTTGCAAACCCACGGAGAAATACATCTTCATTTTTAATGAGTGACTTCTTGATTGCGTTAATCATTGCATCATAAGCACTGATAGCTTGTGAAAAAGTGAGGTTTGTGTTCCTTGTAACCTCAAGTAAAATGTCATTTTTTGTCATGTTGTTTATTATTAAAAGTGAGTACTAATTTCCGTTTGAGTTTTGTTGTTAGTTGTCTGATGCACCATGCACGAGATGTGTACCTTTGTCCTTTTGTATTTTCATACAAGATGGTTGCATCATCTAAATATTTCAATATTTTTTCTATATCAGTTTTACATATATCCATTGTTATTTGTTTAAGAAAGATGAAACCAATTCCTCAAAGTATACTTCATCCGTAGGAATGTCATCGTCAGAGTTCATTATTTCTGATGCTATAGATTTCTTACGATGGATAAGAGAGTAAATCGTATTATCAATTGTTTCACGCCCCAACAAATAATAGCAGTTTACATTGTCCTTTTGTCCTATACGATGTGCACGATCTTCGCATTGACAACAGTCTGCATATGTCCATGCAAGTTCTATAAATGCTACATCTGATGCTGCTGTAAGAGTAAGACCAACTCCAGCTGCTTTAATTGAGCATATGATGAGATGTGTATTTTCGTTAGTCTGAAAAGCATCCACAGCAGCCTGTTTGTTTATTGCACTATCACGCCCTGTAACTGTCACAGCTTTTGGAAAAGCTTTACGAAGTTCATCGACAACCTCATGTAGAGAACAGAATACTATCAGTTTTTTATCGTTTTCTAAAAACGTTTTTATGAAGTCTATTGCTTGTGCGACTTTCCCTTTTGTTGCAAGGGCACGTAAAGTCATAAACTTTACAAGAGCTTCCATTCGCATTTTGCGCCTAATTTCCCAGTCGGTGCATTCTGTATACTTCTCTAGATATGTAGCAAGATCCGTAGCGGCAGTGTTGTATTGTTCACGATTAGAGATGTCAATATAAAGTTCTGTACGTGTCTTGTCAGGAAGTTGTGAGAGCACTTTTTTCTTTTCTCTACGAATCATACATGTTTCATATAATTTTTCAGATAATAAGCGAAGTGGTACTGCAGGTACAGCGTCCTTATCACGTGGATCAGTGCAAAAGTCTGCTCGAAATTGTGTAGCACCCCCAAACTCATCTAGTCGATCTAGGATAGAAAGTTGAGCAATTAAGTCTTCGGGACGATTGACCACTGGTGTCCCAGTCAGAAGAGTGACCCACTTTTTATCGAATGACAAACCTTTTGTAAAAATAGTTTGTTGTGCAGATGGATCTTTTACTCGATGGCTTTCGTCAATAATGATGGACTTAAAGAGTTTGATAGCAGGATTAAAAACCACATCCTTTAGTCGAAAGGATTTTTTATTTCCTTTTATATCCCAAACAAAATATTTGCGTAAACTTTCATAATTGACTATTGCCACTTGATGAACGCCCATTTTAAGTAGATACCCCCAAGTTGCTTGTACGCTATTATCTAGAACCATTGCAGACTTGTCTGTGAACTTTTCAAATTCTCTTTGCCAATTTATTTTTAGTGACGAGGGGCAAATAACCAAACAAGGATAAGCATTTGCAGTGTCGACTATACCTATACTTTGTAATGTTTTTCCAAGTCCAGGTTCATCACCAATGAGAACTCGTTTTTTTTCTAGTCCAAATTGGATACCCTCTGCTTGATAAGGGTAAGGTTCTATGTTAAGTTTGTGTTTAAGCTCTCTCATAAATTCCAACCATTGAGTTCGTATACTCGTTTACGTGCATCTTCAGGATTAAAGAATACTTCTTCAGCTATAGGTTCAAAAGTTTCGTTGCTTGTCTTTCTGAATATTCTAAATCCATTTCGACGTCTTAGATATATGTACTGTCCTATTTTAATATTTTTCATTTTGTTTCTTAGGTGTCATTAGCCAATAATTAAATGCAAGTTCTTCATACTTATCACGCCCTTTTAGGTAGATATGATCACCACGCTTGATAAACTTTTTGAATATCTTGCAGTTCTTTTTTGAAATAGCATAGATAAAGTCTTTATCAGAGTTGGCTATGTCCATATACCATGCACGACTTCTGTCCCAATCAAAAAAGTCTACAGCGTCATCAAACTCTTTTTGCGAAGATGCAAACGTGGTTTTGAGGTCTCCTCCAAAATGAAAACTTTCTAACCACCAATCCCACTTACAACGAGTGTCGAGAGTAAAAAGAAATTCACAATAAGAGAATTGTTGTTCTTTATTTATCATACACTTTTGTGTATTAGATAACTCTAACACTTTTGCTAGGAATGGGTCTTGTTTTGCTTCCATTCTGAGTGAACGTTGCATCTCTTTGGCATGAAGAAATTCATCGTCTGTATATTTTACATCATCAACAGTTTGGTTATAATAATCAACCCTGGTAGGCTCTGTGATAAGCGCATCTACTAATGAGCCAAAACGAAAAGCGTCTTCTCTATCTCCAAACATGGGACGTGGATGCATGACTTCTTTCAATGCAGTGAGGTCTGAATTGCTTACCTCACTGCGATTGTAATATGTATCAGGGTTGTGGTTCATACTATTTTGCCTTTACATTATCAATATAATCTACGCTTTCATCTTGAATGAACGTTCCATCACTATTTGCTTGCTTTTCACAGAATGTGATTTGTTTTTTGAAGATCTTAGTAAGTTCATCAACTGTTAGTTTACAACCTTCACTTGTCCACCACATCATAATAATTGGCAGAATGCCTTCTGGGTTGAGGAGTTGAATTTTCTTTGTTACCTTTATCTTAGATTGTGATGTTGTCATTGTTGCTTGACCAGTGAAAAGACCATCCATTTCAGATATTTGTTTTTTCATTTCTGCTTGTTTGCGTTCTTCCTCTTCACGCATTGCACGTTCTTTTTCTAGTCTTTCTGCTTCTTGACGTTCCTTTTGTAGCATCTCTGCCTTTAGTCTTTCTGCTTCTTCGTTGTTAGCTTTAACGATGCGTTCAAGATTAGCTTTCTTAGATGGTAGGCGATCTATGATGTAGGTTTTCATCTCTTCAATCTCAAAGGCATATTGTTCATTGAACGTCTTGCTTAGAGAGTCGTAGATCTGTTTCTCAATGTTACTAGCTTCGATTGCAGTCATACCATATGGAATATGTACATTTGCACGAAGAGCCGTTAACCATTCAGAAGATAAGTTGGTTGAGAAATTTTCAATATCTTGAAATGACTGCTCGTAATTTTCTATAGTTATAGAGTTATCGATATTTTTTAGTGTATCGAGGTTTCTATTTACTTCAAACTGGAATTGAGCTTTTAAGTTGTTTTCAATATCTAGCTTAAAGCGTTCAATAGCCTGTGCCATTTGTTGTTTTGCATACTCCTCTTGACGACGCTTTTCCTCCTCTGCATGTTTCTTTGCAGCATAGCTATTACGGTATTGTTGCAACTTGTATGGTATTGTATTTGATTTCGTAGGGTCAATATCATTCTCTATTCTTGTGAAAGCAGTACGAACTTCGTCAAACAGCTTAGTTACAGGAGAACGTCTCTCGTTCATTTTTTTTACTGTTTTACGTGCTTTCTCAATAAAATTAGCCGCTTGTTGGTCGAGTTCTTCTGTCATATTCCCACCATTCTGTTCGATGAGACTTAGAATGTTATTACCTGCCTCAATGCACTTATCGTGTGAAAGAGCATTATCTTTATATGATTGTGGTGCAGCTTGCACAATCTGTGCTATATTTTCTTGTTTTACTATTGCAAGTTCGTTATTCATGTCTTTGGCATTTAAGAGAGTACACGCTGAGATATTTGTATACTCTATATTTTTATTTAGTTTAATACAAAATAGACCATTGATTTGTCTGCGAGCATCTCTGCATTGTTGACAAAGTTCTGATGGCATATTTAAAACGTATCATCGTTAGAGCCTTGCGTAGCTGGGTCAATTGTTACTCCTTCAGATATATCTTGTGGAGTTGCGAAACTCTCTTCTGTACTTTCCTGTGATTGAGTAGAAGGTTCCTCGTCAGATACACCTCCGTATGGGTCAAAATCCTTTGTAGGGTCATCCACTACATCACTTTCAAATTGTGTACCTCTACCAATAGCAATCTTAGGATAGCTCTTGAAAGCATGCTTTATACACTTTGCAATAAGAAACCCAGTGTCGATTTGTCCATTTACAGAAGAGTATAGCTCGTTCGCTTTCTCAATTCGTTGATGTGTCGTTTGATCGTAGTAGCTATTATTCTTTGCAGAATACCCTGCTAAACGCTTCCAATCATCTTCTAGCATAACAGAATAGTCTGTACTTCCATCAATTCGTGTTATCTTCATAAAGCACGCTACAATATGATTAGAAGTGCGAGGTAGATTACATCGGTAGTTTACATACTTACAACCATTGTTTTCTCCGAAAGAGAACTCATCTCCTTCATATACGATAACTGGGTTATCTGCATGTCGGATTTGCCCTGCTCTAGCACGAAGTACCAATTCTCCATATCCAGAGATGGTTAGATTGCAACGGCTCTCCCATACGTCTTTACCAGTTTGAGGATTTATTCCAACTTTGTAATTACGAGGTAAGAGATAACAAAGTGCTTGAGTTCCTTGTTCTAAAGAAAGCCCACGTACCGCAAGGTCGATAAAGGCAAAGAACACGGATGTAGAAGTACATTTACGTAGCTTTTCATTTTCTCGAAGTTGCTTGTTAAAATTAATCACCTCACGTTCATAAGCTGCTTCACCACCTTGTTTCCAAATCATGTCATAAACATTGATGAATTGTGAACGTACATAGTCGTTACGTAATACTTCTGTTGCAGAAAGTGATTGTAACTCTTTTGCTTGTTTAATTGTCTCACTCATAGTGTTAAAATTGTTTGTTATAAATTTGTTTTAGAAATAATCTTGCTCAGTACGTTGAAGCACTCTCAATATCTTTGTTGGATATTCTATCTTACCAGGACGAACGCTAGGCTTTACTTTTCCTTGTTTGCGCCATCTGTCAACGTTTCCTCTTCCGAATAACTTGTAAGCTTTGCGTTGACTAATCATCTCTGGATCATTTTTGTCATTCTGAATGAATAAAGCTAAACGTGCAGTTAGATCATTCATGAATGTTTCATACGATACTACTTTATCAGAGAATGAGATTTGTACCATTTGTGTATTTTGTTTGTGTGATTTGCTTTATATCTTTTTGTACTTTTAAGCCCACCTGTACCCAGAGTTACCCAAATATCAAGTAGCTAATACTTTTGTTCGACACCCACCAAGACCCAGCATTATTTTTATGTCCAAATCATCGGCAGCATACAGCCCTTTGTTTCCACATTCCGTACACCCAGCATTGTTTTCCAAATGCACAGCGCAGAAAGAGCGAACCAATACAAAAGCAATTCATTCAAAATTTAATCTTCTTCTCCAATTCCTGTTAGTTCTTTTATAAGTCCACGGCTATTCCAGTACTTGAATAGTAGACTTAAAAGAGCAAAACCACAGAATGATAAAAGCTTTGTGATAACAAACATCAACAAATCGTCTGTGTTTCCTAATAGTAGGATCAACGATAAAAAGAAAATAGCAAACAGAGTATCGTTGCGCCAATTCTTGTATATTGAAAGATACTTTTTCATAGCTGAATTATAAATTTATGTTTTGACTTAAAAATTTATTCACGAAGTAAATTTGACCTTTGCCTGTTACCTTTGTTGTTTTGCTTATGATGGAAGATCCATCTGGCTTTTGAATAACAGTTTTCTTCAATTCAAATAAACCTAGCTCCATAGAGTATTGAGTTGGCTCGTTGAAACTTTCTCCATATTTCTTGATGAGGAAACCATTGTTGCGCATCCATTCGAAAAGTCTCTTTTGCCCTGTGTTGACGCCATTTTGTTTGATGAGTTTTGCAAGTTCACCAACTAGAATAGAGTCTGAACTTGTTGTAACGGCATTTGCAAATAAGACTTTGGGACGACTTTCGACAATCGTTTGTTCTGCTTGTAAACGTTTTTGCTTTTCGTTTTTCAATTCTGTAGCAAGTTGAATTAGGAAGTCAGGGTCTGTCAATGCTTTTTCAATTGACTTGTCCGTCATATACGCACCATGTTTACGAATGATAGGCAGAACTTCGCTAGTTATCCACTTGCGGAATTGTTTAGCTTCTGGTTTGCGACTATCCAAAATAACATCGTATAGTCCATCTTCGTTTACAAAGTTTGCCTGCTGAATTCTTCCTAAACTATCAGAGATGGGGTGACTTGTAATCACGTCATCTCCAAGCCTTCTCATTACTGCTGCTGTTTGCAAGTCTAAAGCCTTACAAACATCGGTAAGACAGAACAATGGATTTGCTTCTGTTCCAATGACACGAACATTTCCAAACAGTGGATTATTGAATACTTGAATTGCTTGCATAAACTTTAGATTAGAATTGCTTAATGAAACCTAATTCTCTAGCTTTCTTTCTTACTAAATTTTGTAGGTCGGAGTCACACTTCCAATTTACAGCGTTATAAATTGTTGGTTCACTCACACCGAGGATCATTGCTAACTTTTTTTTAGCTCCTCTCTTTAATTTTATTGGCTTTCTTTTCGGCATATCAGTTTTTTATGTTATATTTGTAGACCAACTATAAAATATCTCATTGATATTAGTTTGGTATCTGTTTATTGATGGTGCAAATATAGTTCATTTTGAACTTAAACTCAAAGGAATTGGTAAAAATAATTAGTTCTTTTTGAACTTTTAACATTTTAAATTATGATTGATACATCTGCAAATAGTCGTATTTCTTTGATTATCAAGAATAAAGGATATTCTGCAAGTCGATTTGCAGAAGAGATTGATTTTAATCAGTCTAACTTGTCTAAGATTTTAAGAGGTGAAAGAAAAGTTCCAGATGAACTTGAAAGTAAAATCTTAGATAGGTTTCAAGATGTCAATAAAGTTTGGCTTCTCACTGGTGAAGGAGAAATGCTCATCAATAATGAAACATTGCCTGAGCAAACTCATGATACTTACAGAATCCCTTTATTGCCAATTTCTGCACAAGGCGGAGCCTTTAATGACTTCGTTGTATCTGTTCAAGAAAGTGAATGTGAAAGAGTAATATCTCCTATTAAGAATGCTGATTTTGCAATAAGTATTCAAGGAGATAGTATGGCACCAGAATACCCTTCAGGCTCACAGGTGCTTATTAAGCGTATTAATGAAAGAGCATTTATAGAGTGGGGTAAAACATACGTTCTAGATACATGCAATGGTAGCGTTGTTAAAAACCTATATCCTTCAGATGACCCAAATAAGGTAATATGCAAGTCTATCAATCCTGACTTTCCACCATTTGAAGTCTCTTTGTCGGATGTATATGGAGTTTACAAAGTGCTTATGTGTATGGCGTTGAAGTAAAAATAACTAACAGATCTAATCAATAAATTTACTGATAAATGAAAAGATTATTTTTTACAATTTGCTTAATGTTTGTTGTAACATTTTGTGTGGCTGAAACTTTTCCTTCCGTTGCTGGAGTTACATTTGGGAATAGTTATGATACTTGTAAGTTTATTCTTGATAGACGATTCAATAGAGGAAAGAAAAGTTATCAATCTTCTGCTCTCAGATTAACGTATTATAATATATCTTTTGCAGGAGAAGAATTTGATTATGTTGATTTTATTTTTCAATCAGAAGGAATTAGCACCTACTTATCTCAAGTACAATTTTCATGCGGATTTTCGTTAACATCAAATTCTTTAGAGGCTGCAAAATCTATGCGTGACAGATTATATAAAACGTTCTCTGAAAAATATGAATACAGATGGAGTGGTACAAATAAAGATGGATTTAAGTATTATGTCTTAGGGCATTCTCCCGACAATGACGATGACGGATTTGTAGTTATTGGAGTTTCTAAAATAGAGACTAAAGGTGGAACAATGAAATACTGGGCTGAGGTATCTTATGGACCTGTAAACTTCATTGACTCAATCGGTGAAATATAATTATGCTTGACAATGATAAAAAACGATTAGCATTTTTAGAAGGTTTTGTAGTCGTCTTAATTGTGGGAATAGTCGTCTTGTTATTTCGAATGAATTCTCTTTCAAATCGAATTGAAGAACTAGATAAGCGACTTCTTGATGTTGAGTCAAAAGTAGACGACTTAGAAACTCCTATAGAAGAAAATGCTTCAGAAATTGAAGATATTAAATCAACATTGGAAGACAATGATATTTATGAATAATCAAATTTTTAAATCAACAATTCTTAGTTTAGCACTTCTAGCGGCATTCACAGCTGGGGCTACCTCAAAGAAAGAAGCTACAAGTTCTTCACAAGTTTATATTTGCACAGGACCAAAAGCCTACGTTTATCATAGCACAAGTGATTGTAGCGGTCTTAATCGATGCTCTGCTAGCGTTGTGAGTGTAAGTTTAAGTAAGGCAAAAACAATGGGAAGACGTGCTTGTCGCAAGTGTTATTAATAAAAGCAATGAAAGATCTTGATTTAAGCCCTTCAAAATATCTCCACAATAAAATTATCGTCTTTG